CAGAGGCGAACGCCGCACCAAGGGTGTTTGTAGTCGCCTTGTCCAGTGCGCCCTTGTTAGACCCGCTGCTTGACCCACTCGCACCGATTCCGAAGAATCCGCTTGACCCGTCATTTTTCCAATCTTGGTAGGTGTTTCCCGAAAAACCCGTGGCTGAGAATCGCGCAGCAATGCCGGTTCCGGTAGTGTATTCATGCCCGCCACTGAAGGCATTGTCTACCCAGCCACCGATGGTGCTGCCGATGAATGAGCCAATAGGCCCACCGAAATAGGTTCCGATGCCTGCACCGATTGCCGCACCCCATTTTCCTTGGCTTGCAAGGATTGCGGTGTTCAAGTACCCGAAAGCGTCACCCACGGCGCTGACAGCGGAAGATGCCCCGGCATTGGTGGATGCCTCCATGATGCTGGCGCCGACTTTCTCAGCACCCATGTCGATCAGCTTGCCACCAATTTTCACGCCCATATCCGTCACCGATCCGCCGAAGTCGGTGAGCCATGAGGTCATGCCACCAAGCTGCATTGCGCTGCCGACATTGGAAACCCCGTTTGCGGCGTTGGCCGCGCCGCTCAAGCCCATCATGCCGGTGATGCCCTGCGCTACCGGGTTGACGATGGCGCTGATCGTGGGGCGCAAGATCATCGTCTTGAACATGTTGGTGAGCGTGTCGCGGAAGTTTTCCGCGAAGCCTTTGCCGTTCTCGAACCCACGCATCAAGGCGTCGGTGATGTCATCGTTGATTTTGTCTGCGGTTTTCTTCCACTCTTTCGCGGCTTCGGCTGCGGTGTCGTGTGCGAATTTCTTGGCCCCACCTACACGCTTGGCTTCGGCCAGATCGCGCAAGGCTTTGGCCTCGGCGCGGAAACCTTCTGTCGCGTCGGCGCTCCACATGATGCCGTCTTTCAGATCGGCCTTGCGCTCCAACTCCGCAGCGTGAACCAGCAAGTTCGCGGACTCCAGTTCGCCCAGCGCCTCTGCGGTCAGGCCGATGGCGGCGTTGTGTTCAAGCTGCTTGGCGATTTGTTCACGGATGTTCTCTGTGCGCTTGTCTTGGGCGTTGGTCAGTGCCAGGTGGGCGGCTACCGCCTTTTCAGCCTCTTTCGCTGCCGCTGCGGTGGTTTTGGCGAGTTCTTCCTCTGACACAGCGGCGTATGCTGCGGTGAGCGTAACTTGGCGCATTTCCTCGCTCACGTTCGCGTAGCCGGGTGACTGTAGGTATTTCAGCAACTCCACCTGTGCTTTGGACAAGTCACCAACCTTGCCTGCGGCCTTTGCGGCCAAGTCGGTGAAGCTCTCGTAGAACGTGGCCCACTCTTTCGCTGCACTGCGGTCAGCGGCGAACGGGTCGCCCACTGTGCCTTTGGATGCTTTGTCGGTGTACTTGGCGCGGATATTGGAAATCTCAGCTTCGATTTCCGTGTCTTTCTTGCGGGCCGCAGCACCGAGGATTCGCGCAGCCGTTATTTCCTTCGCCATCTTCTCTTGTTTGGTGGCGAACTCAAGCGCTTTTTTGTCCCACTCTATGTTCGCTTCAACCACTTTGGCTTCGCGGGCGGTGTACGCCGCAGCGCGGCCTTTAGAGCTTTCAATGGCGGCGTTGTAATCGACCTGCTTTTTCAAGTCGTCAACAACTTTTTGCTGGCTTGCAATGTCAACATTGCGCCCACGCAGGTCGTACCCAGTGGAGCCTTTTGCATCACGCGCCATCTGAGCAAGTCGCTCTTGCGCGGACTTGAGTTTTTCTGACACTTCGGCTACTGGGTCAGTCTTTCGACCAACACCGAGCATCGCGTCCCATGTGTCTTTCGCGGCGCTACCAACTGCGCGCCATGCCTTCTCTGCGATGCCAAGGTTCTCAGCGACCTTGGGCATACGTTCTGACATTGCGTCGGCCCACGCCCGCTGTGCGAGCGCGCCAGCTTCTGCTGCACGGCCCTGATCTTCCAGTGCCTTGATCTGTTTGTAAATGTCGAGGGTTAGGTAGTTCGTGGTGGCGTTCAGCTTTGCACTCGCCTCTACGGGGTTTTTACCTAATTCTTCAAACTGTTTGACGGTTTCCGCAACGGCTACGCCGGTTTCTTTCTGGATTCGCACTGCTATTGCCGCGAATCGCTCAAAACTGGTTGACGCAATGGTCCCGCTTGCAGCGAACGCTGTCAGGGCTTCGGCAGAGCTTCCAACGGTAGCGCCTGTGGCGGACGCAACCGCTTGCGCCATCGCTGTCATGCGAATCGCTGTGGTGCCCGCAGAGTTGCCAGTGAGGATTAGCGCCTTGTTGTACTCGGTAGCCTCTTGGGAGCCTTTGTAGTAGGCGTACCCGAGGGTGCCAACTGCGGCTGCGGCCACGGTGTACGGATTGACTAGGCCACGGACGTAGCCGCCCAGCGCCTTCGCCGCGCCACCAACACCACCAAACATGTCCTTGAGTTGTCCACCCTGTTGCAGCAACACGGTGAGTGGGGCTTGTCCGCCTTGCAGCGAAACCACAATGTCGGTGAACTGCGCAGGGACACTGCGCAACGCGGCGGCGGTCGCTTTCGCGGTCATGCCAACGCGCTCCAGTGGCTGTTGCAGACCCTTGGTGATGCCCATACCCGCAGCTTCGGCGGACGCTTGCGCGGCCTTGAGGTCGGCAATGATCTGCTGGGTGGCGGCGTTTTTGTCGAGGCCGGTTAACTTGGCTTGTATCTCAAATTTCTCTGCGGCGGTCTTGCCGAACGACAACAACGCCAAGCGTGCGCTTTGCGCGCTGCGCTCAAAGTTGCCGAACTTGATTGCGGCCTCCGACGCGGCGGTGTTGGCTACTTGCTGCGCGGCGGCTTGTTTCTTGACGGCCTCTGTGACAAGGCTGTTTTCGCTGGCGAGCTTTTGCAGCGCGGCGATGTTCTTTGTGACGACTTCGTTTTGCAGCCGGGGATCGAGCGATTGCAACGCCGACAAGCGGTTAACGGTGTCTTGCGTGACCGATGCCGCGTCCGCTGCGGATTTGCGCAACTGCGTTACGAAGGAGTTGGTCGCTCGGGCAGACTCACCAAGCTCTTGTGCGCTGGCGCGGCCAATGCCGTCAAAGGCGGTTTTGAGCCTTTCGATGTTCTGTACCGAGTCGCCGGTCTTGCCAAGCTGGGCAAGACTGCGGTTTGTCTTTTGGGCAGCGTTGTCTGCGGCCACGGGGATTGAGGCAAACTCTTGCTTAATGTCACTGACACCAGCGGCGACACCAGACGCATCCACCACCGGGCGTATGTATACCGTCCCTCCGGTGTCTGATCCAGTTGTTGCCATTACGTTTCCTTGGTGTTCATGATGGTGAGCGCTTCGCTCTCAATCACGCGAATGTCTTGGAACAAACGCTCGTACGTTTGATCGTCAAATTTCAGCCTGTCCATACGCGCAAAGAGCGCGTTGTAGTCAAGCCCCGTAGGGCCACCCATTCCGATACGCCATTGTGTTGATACACTAGAAAAGAGCGAAATGCTTTCTTCGTTTTCAGGCCAGATTTCAAAGCTATCCGCCTCAAAATCCTCGGGTCGAAGCCCGGCGGCAAACATTTCTGCTTCGCTGGCCTCGGTTTCGTACAGTTTTTGGGTGGCCTGTTTCAGTTTCCCAAGCGGGCTTGGGTCAACTCCGACAGGTATTTCTCAATGATGGCGCGGGCTGCGCCAAGGTAGTTTTGGGTCAGTTCTTCGAGGTTGTCTTTGTCGAACGCATCGTCCAACTCCCAGCCCGAAGCAATGTCCAGAATTACGTCAACGTCCTCTCGGTCTTTCAGTTCTTCAATGAAGGTTTTGAACTGGTCGCGGGTGCGGCCCTTGAACGTGAACTCCACCAGTTCAGCGGCCTGGCCTGGAACGGGGATGGAGACCCTACTGCGGAATGTCGGCTTGACTGCAAGAGAGAACTTTGATTTGGTAGCCATGAGGATTTTCCTTTTTCTAGTAACAAAAAGACCCGGCAAGGTGCGACCAAGCGGGTATGAAAAAACCCGCCGTGATTGCTCAGGGCGGGTTTGGCAACGTGGTTACGTTGTATTCTTTATGACATGTCAGGCCAAGTTTTGTTGTGCTTGCTTATGTTTTCAAAAGCCGTCAGCACTTGTAAATTTGCTTCAACATGCAGGCCGCAAACAAGGTTCGACTTGAGCGGAACAATGTGGTCAACGTGGTGAGGTACGCCAGTCTCTGTCTCTTTAGTTTTGGCGAGTCGGTAAATCTGACGAATGGCATTTTTATCAGCCCACTCCACTCTTGCATTTCGCTTTATCGCCCTGCGGATAGCATTTTCTACTCCTGTTATCTCGGGGTGTCTGCCGCGATAAGCCCTGCGTATTTCTTTCACACGCTCAGGATTGTCTTTTCTCTTTTGAGCGTGATAAGCGTTCAACGCTTCTCTGTTTAACTCTCTGAATCTGGCGGCTTTCGCCTTTACTTTTTCAGGATTTCTGGCCTGCCACTCTTTGTTCAAGAGCAACTGCCTGTCCTTGTTGGCCGCGTACCAAGCCCGATCAGTGCTGGCTTTTCTTTCAGCGTTTTCATCTAGCCACTTCTTTGCAACTTCGGCCACCCTTGCTTGGTTCCTGCGGCCCCAATCACCAACCATCTCCTTTACCTTATCTGGGTTGTTAGCGGCCCACAAAGCGTTCGCGACGTTGCAACAGCTTCTGCATCTAGCGCCACTCAAGTCTGTGGCGCGTTTATCTCTCGGGAACAGCGTAAGTTCACGTTCAGTTCCACATTTACGGCACACTTTAGTGCCAACTCTCGTGTCGGGGGTTAAACTACGGTTAGCCATGGTGTTGTTCCTCCAGAACAATGATTGGTCAGAAGCCCCATCGTGTATCAC